GGTCACACGATCGCCCAAGGGAGCGTGAGCAGTCGAGATATCCCGGCCTAAGTCGGGCGTCGCGATTGCCAGCAGGTGTGTGTTTTACACCCTGTCGGCGACCGATGCCCGCACGTTCGGACAGTCGCTGACTCTTTCCAAAGGAGAGCGACTGTGCTCCAAGAGTTGCTGAACAAGACCCGCGAGAAGCGGGCTGCGTCTCTGGCCGAGGCCGAGACCATCGTCACCAAGGCCGGGGCTGAGGCTCGGGCGGTCACCGAGGAAGAGAACAAGTCGTACAACTCGGCGATGGCTGCTGCCGATGCGGCCCACGTCGAGGAAGCCCGGCTGCTCAAGCTGATCGCCGACAAGGCCAGCCTCGCCGTGCCCGAGGGACGGAAGACCTCCCCGGCTGCTCCGGCTGTGCTGGTGCCCGTCGAGAAGACTGTCGCGGCTCCCCGGCTGCTGCGGTCTGCCAAGGTGCGGAACTTCCGGGCTGATGGCGGCGTCTCGGCTGAAGAGCGGGCGCACGCTACCGGCCAATGGCTGCTGGCGACCATCGGCGGCAACACCCGTGCGGCCCAGTGGTGCCACGATCACGGGATCGAGGTTCGCGGCACCTCCCCGCTGACCACGACCACGAACAGCCTCGGCGGCTACCTCGTGCCCGAGGTGCTCGAAAGCACCATCATCGACCTCCGCGAAGAGCGGGGCGTGGCCCGTCGCTCGGTGCGGGTGATGCCGATGGCGAGCGACTCGGTAGTCATCCCCCGGCGGGCCAGCGGCGTCACTGCCTACTTCGTGAACGAGAACGCCGAGATCACCGCGAGCGACAAGAACTGGGACGCTGTGTCTCTGACTGCTCGTAAGCTGGCGGTGATGTGCAAGATGTCCTCGGAGATCGCCGAAGACGCGATTATCTCGATTGCCGATGACCTTGCCAGCGAGATCGCCTACGCGTTCGCCGACAAGGAAGACGAGTGCTTGTTCAACGGGGACGGCACCTCGACCTACGGCGGCGTGGTCGGGCTTAAGTCGGCGGTCGCTGCTGGCGGCAAAGTCACTGCGGCGACCGGCAACACGGCTTTCTCGACGCTCGATCTCGAAGACTTCGAGCAGATGGTCGGGAAGCTGCCGCAGTACGCGGTGGCCAATGCCGCGTGGTACGTCTCCCGCGTGGGCTGGGCCAACTCGATGTTGCGGTTGGCCGAAGCGGCTGGCGGCAACACCGTGGCCCAGGTGGCGGGCGGTGCGCCGTTCCAGTTCCTCGGATTCCCCGTCGTGATCGCGCAGGTGATGAACTCCACCACCACGGCGCAGGTCTCGACGGACGGGCTGGCGTACCTCGGCGACCTGCGACTGGCGGTTACGATGGGCACGCGGCGCGGCATCTCGATTGATGTCGATCCCTCGCGGTACTTCGAGTTCGACCAAATCGCGATTCGCGGCACCCAGCGTTTCGACCTGAATGTGCATGAACGCGGGACCGCCTCGGTGGCTGGCCCGGTGATCATGCTGTCTACCCCCGGATCGTAAGGAGAATTGCAGCATGATTACGGCACAGAATGACAAGTTTCTGTCGATCACTCCCCCGGGTGCGATCGTCGATAACGCCAGCTACACGACGGCGAGCATCGACACCGCAGGCTTCGACTACCTTCGGGTGTTCGTCTACCTCGGTGCCACGGATATTGCGATGGCCGCCCTGAAGCTTCAGGAGAGCGACACCGACGGCAGCTATGCCGACGTGACCGGGCTGGTCTATGGCACGTCGGTCGGCATTGGCGGAACCACATCGGCCCTGCCCAGTGCGACCGATGACAACAAGGCCTTCGTCTTCGAGGTCGATCTTCGCGGACGAAAGCGGTACTTCGATTTGGTCGCGACCGCTGGCGATGGCTCGGCGGGAACCTACATGACGGCGTTCGCCCTGCTCTCTCGTGCCAAGGACTACCCGGTCTCGGCGACGGAGCGAGGCTTTGCCAACATCCTGCGAGTGCCCGCCTAATGAAGGTGGAACTGCTCAAGGGGTGGCTCGGGCACAAGCCGGGTAAGGTGATGCACATGGCCGATGGTGTGGCCAATCTGCTCATCCGCCGGAAGATGGCCCGACTTGTCGAAGACGTTGTTGAAACCGCAGACGCTCGCCCAGTGATGGAGCGGCGTCGTAGCCGAGGGAAGTAAGATGCCCTGGAATCGAGCTCAACCACTGGTCTCAATGGATGCTGTCAGGCACGCTTGGCGTGTGTCTGTTGGCCCAGTGGTCGAGCCGGTTTCGGTGGAGGATCTCAAGCTTCATGCTCGGATTGACTCGGGCTTCGAGGATTCCAAGCTACAGTCGTATCTGACTGCGGCTCGGACCATGTTAGAGAAGGACACGAGACGCGCGTTCTGCACGCAGACCGTCGTCGTGTCGATGGATTTTCTGCCGACCTATATCGTGCTGCCCGTTGCTCCCGTGCAGAGCATCGCATCGATCACCTATTACGATTCGTTGAACGTACAACAGACTCTCGCACAGACCGAGTACGAGAGCGATCTTTACGCGGAGCCCGCGTTGATCCGGCCCGCATTTGGCAAGACTTGGCCGACGACCTACGAGCGATTCAACGCGGTCGAGCTCACCGCAGTCGTGGGCTACGGTGCTGCGTCGGCTGTGCCCGAGGATGCGAAGCAGGCCATCCGCATGTTGGCCGCGCACTGGTACGAGCACTCAGAGACCGTCATCGTCGGGACCATCTCGAAGGAGATCGACCTTAGCTACGCTGCTCTCGCGGGTCGCCTGAAGTGGGGGGACTACGCATGAGGGCCGGAAAGCTGAGCAACCGCGTCGAGGTGCAGCGACTCGTCGGGACCGTGAACGCGGCGGGACAACTCGACGAGACAACGGCGGCGAACTGGCAGACGTTCTGTTCTCGATGGTGCGAACTCATCACCCGAGGATCTCGCGAGTTCTTCCGTGGGGTCGAGGTGGCGGCGGACATTACGCACCAGGTGACGATGAGGGCGGACCCCGAGAGCAAGTCGTTCACGCCGAAGCAGCGGTTACGTCTCGGCTCGCGTGTGCTGTCGATTGCGTCTCCCCCGCTGGATGTGGACGAGGGCGGCGAGATGGTTCGCTTCCAGGCTATCGAGGTGCCGACCGATGGCTAACTGGTGGGGCGATGGCCCGAAGCCAACGAAAGCCCAGATTGCAGCACGGGGCAAGGCTAAGCGGGTCTCGGGCGCGAAGTTCAAGCAGACCATTGGGCTTGCAGTCGCCAAGGAGTTGGGCGGAGCGAAGGCACTGCGGAAAGCCATCGGTCGCATCAATGACAAGGTGCGGCAGCGAGTCATCGAGAAGGCGTTGCGGAAGGCGTTGCGAGTCTCGCGTCGTGGTATCAAAGCACAGATTCCCGTGATGCAGAAGTGGGCGAAGCCTCTCGTGGGAATCTTCGTCGGGGCCACGAAGGCGAAGCAGAAAGTGTGGCAGGCTAAGACCGGTCTCGGCGTTGGCAAGCGAACCGAGAAGACGCGGAAGGCACAGCGGACAGGCAAGAACACATACACCACCCGCAAGGGCGAGACCAAGAACAAGGGCGTCGGAATTGCAGCGGCCAACATCCATTGGGCTGTCTTGGGAACAGCAGACCGCACCGACTCGAAAAACCGATTTCTCGGTGCGATGCCACGCATGATTCCCGACGCGGTTATCAATGGCTGGAAGGGATCGCAAACGGAGATGATGAACGTCTTCAAGATTGCGATTCAAGAAGGCATTGATAAGGCGGTGGCGCAGGAGGCGAAGAAGAGTGGCAATTGAAACCGGACTCCGCACGCTGCTCCTGGCTCAGTCGTCTATCACGACGTTGGCACCGGCACAGACTGTCGGCGGTGTGTCGTTCCCGGCGGTGTTCCTGGACAATCCGGCGGAGGGCATGAAGCCTCCATTCATTCTCATTCAGCAGACCGGGCACGATCCCTACAAAAGACTCGACGGCACAGGCGGCACGCTGCGTCTGTCGGAGATCGACATCGACAGTTACGCGACCAGTCGGCCCGGGGCAATCGCATTGAGTAACGCGGTCGAGGTGTTCTTGCGTGACTATGTCGGGGCAGCCGGGGCAAGCGACACCGTCAACGCAGTGCTTCACGACAGCACACTCGATGACATCGTGACCCTCGGGGATGGCCGCGACCAGCGGCATTACGTTCGTTCGTTGTCTTTCAGAATCCAGCACACATGAAAGGAGGTGGCCCTTGGCTATCGTCAAGTGCAAGGGAACCAAGTTGCAGCACACGGTGGCGGCTTCGCTCGTGGACATCGCGCAACTGTTGAGCATCGAGCACAGCGGGTCTGGCTCCGAGACCTTCGAGTCTACCACGCTCGACGGCTCGACCTACAAGACGTTCGCCCCGACCGGCTACAGCAACCCAGGCGAGGTGTCCGCTGAGTTGTTCTACGATCCGGCGTTGTCCGGCCATCAGGCAATCACGGACCTGATCGCGACTCCCGCTACGAATGCGATGAAGCTGATCTACGCCGACACTGCGGCGACGAACCAGTCTTTCACGTCGGCTGGCGTGCAGTTCGGGGCGACCGTCGATATGGGCGACGGACTCAAGGGCAACGTCACTTACACCGTCACTGGCGACCCGGGCTGGCCTACCTAATGAAAGCCAAGCTACTGCGTGATGACATCGAAGTCTCACCGTCTGCGGTCCTGTCCGAAGAGGAGAAGGCCCAGACGGTCGAGCGGGTGATTCTGCGGAATGGGCAGAATCGGCCCGTGACATTCTGGAAACAAGGTGCGATCCTCGACCGGCCCGACTCGTTCATGTTGGTCCGCATGGGGATTGCCGAAGCGGTGGACGACGAGTGCAGGCAGCGGGCGTCAATGTCTGCTGCCGAGTTTGCCAAGGCGCAGCATGCCTACGCGAGATTGAATGCGGGCATCCATCCCGACGACTTCCCGTTGTTCGATGCGGGGATCATCCTCGGATACCTGCCTGACGGAACTTACAAGCCCGGTCCCAACTGGGACCAGATGCCTCAAGACGGTGATGACGATGAGTAGGAAGGCGTTGTTGAAGCGAGTGCCAAAGCGGGTCGAGATCAACGGCGAAGCGGTCTATGTGCGGTCGCTGACGATCCGAGAGGCCCTCGCGTTCGATGAGGCGGCGAAGGCCAACGAGCAATCGAGTCTTCGTTACCTGGTCTCGACTTGCGTTGTGGATGAGTCGGGGGCGCAAGTCTTCGCGACTGATGACGACGCCATCGGAGACATCCCGGTGGATGTGGTCAAGGAGATCGCCGATGCGGTGCTCAAGGTGTCGGCCCCGGGCAGTGTGGAGAAGGCCGCAAAAAACTAGCTGCCGACGATCTGGTGCTGTGGGTCATGCGACTCGCGGCGGCGGATCGTCGGTTAGCAAGGTGGGAAGAGTTGCTTGACGAGTTGACACCACGGCAAGTCACTGTCTTGCAGGCGTTCCACCAGTTGGAAGGATTCGGGGAGTCCCGCGAGGATCGGCGGGCGGCTGTGTCTGCATCGGTGATTGCGTCATCGATGGGGGCGAAGGTGGACACTGGCAAACTGTTGGCGGCGATGTCTCCAGCGAATGCACCCAAGGCGAAGGCGATGAGTCCCGATGAGGTGGCCCGTGGAATGTCTCGATTGAGGACTGACTGATGGCGGTGATCGGCAACCTTGTCGCCAACATCTCGGCGAACGCCACTGGCTTTTTTACCGCCATGTCTGCGGTCGGGTCGGTCATTGAGTCCACGGGAAAGGCTGTCGGCTCGGCGGCGTCGGGCATTGGGAACGCGATGGGCTCAATGGCAAGCAACGCGGGCAGTGCCTCGGCGTCAATCATTCGGTCAATGGGCTCACTGACGGCGGGAGTTGCTCGGGCAACTGGCACCCTCGGGAGTGCGTTTGCAAAGTCGTACAACGACACACGCGTTGCGTCTGCGAAGATCAGGGCGGTGCAAGAGAAGACCGCTGCCCAGATCAACAAGATGCAGGCCAAGAACGTCAAGGCTGGCGTCTTCGGGGGGATGGTCCAATTCCACGTCCTGGCGGCGGGCGTGCGAACTGTGACCAATGCCGTGAGCGGGTCGCTGTCTGCGTTCCGCGAGTCAGAGAAGGCAGGGAAAAAACTCGACGCGGTTCTTGCGGCGACTGGTGGCGCGGCAGGTGTCAGCGGCGAAGAAATCCGCAAGATGGCGGGCGACCTCCAGTTGGTCACAAACTTCGAGGACGACGCGACCATCAACGCGGCGGCACTACTCGCGACGTTCACGCAGATCAAGGGCGACACATTCCAGTCGGCTATTGTCGCGGCACAAGACCTATCGGCGGTGATGGGGCAAGACCTCAACGCGTCCATCGTGCAGGTCGGGAAGGCGTTGAATGATCCCGTGCGTGGTGTGACCGCACTGCGGAAGGTCGGCGTGTCGTTCAGCGAAGAGCAACAACAGCAGATCAAGCAGCTTCAGAAAAGCGGCGACCTGGCCGGGGCGCAGGCGATCATCCTGCAAGAGTTGCAGAACGAATTCGGCGGGGCGGCTCGTGCGGTCGCTGACCCGTTCACGATCTTGAGCAACGTCATCGGCGACATCATGGAGATGCTCGGCGGGGCATTGATGCCGACCCTCCAGACGATCGCGGTCGAGGTGCTTGGGATGTTCCAGAGAAACACCGAGGCGATTCAAGGGGCTTTCGCCACGCTGACCTCTGTTCTGACCGATAACGTCGGCCCGGCGATCATGTTCGTGCGCGATGCGTTCATGGTGGTAGCAACCGCGATTGCCAACATCGGGACCATCGGCGAAGTGGCGATGCTGGAGATCGAACTGGCGTTGCGGCAAATGGCTGGAGCGACTCAGCAATTCTTTATGGTCGAGGTGCCAGCGTACTTCGATTGGTTCCTCGACAACTGGCAGAACGTCTGGACGACAGCGGTGAACTTCGTCGGCACGGCGTTTGAGAACATGGGCTCAAACATCGCGTCTGCGATGGACGGCATCTGGAACTACATCGCAAGCGGCGGAACTGAGGCTCTGGAGATGGCATGGACTCCACTTCTGGACGGGGCCGAGAACACCATCGGGGCATTGCCAGAGATCGCGGCCCGCGTGCCGTCAGCAGTTGAACAAGAGCTTCAGGCGCGGGCAACGGAACTGCGAGAAGGATTGATGGAGCAGTTCGGCGACGCCATTGGCCCGGCTGTTGAAGCGGCGGCAACGCCTGCTGTGCAAGGGCTCAAGACTCAGGCGGCAGAGATCGTGAACGACGTTGAAGAAGCCACGCAGACCGCCAAGGACACGGGTGGCCCGGCAGCATTGCAGGCGGGATCGGGCGAGGCATTGTCTGCGATCCTCGGGGCGATGCGGCGGGACAGCGACCAGAAAGAAATGCTGCGGCTACAACAGGAGCAGGTCGAGTTGCAGCGTGAGCAGTTGCAGGCGACCCGCGATGCCAACGACAACGACGAGACAGTGAGCATCCAATAATGGCTGTGGTCAAGATGGGGCTCCGGCCCGGGCAGGAACTGGAGTACCAGCGTCCGCGTGACTCCACGTCTTCGCTGACCTGGTTGGCGGTGACCAACAACAACCTGGACACATCGCAGACCGTCTACCAATACGGGCTCGATATCGGCCTGTTGCCGCTGCCTTACATCTCACCCCATCCGTTCTTGACTGGTCATCTCTGCCGGTCGGTACGCGTTCGCCAGGACACCGGGGCACCGCGTTCTTGGACTATCGAGGCGTCGTATTCGTCGGCCCCAATCGAGGATGGCGAGGCTGAAGAGAACCCGCTGAATCGGCCAGCGAAAGTGCAGTGGCGGTCGAATCAATACCGGCAGGCGATCTC